ATACAGAAGATGAAAAACTCTGTAGTCCAATTCCGGAAGAACTGCAAGCGTTGGATCAAGCTTTGATATACGCTAAATCATGTGGTTGGAGAAAAGCAAGTCAGTGGCTATTAGCAAAAACTGATAGATATATATCCGATGAAGGATTAAAAAAACGTAGTAAACTAGGAACGTATTTAAATGAAACTTGATTTAACTATACCTTCAAAGAAACCCGATTGGAAAAAGAAAAATAATCTTTATAAAAAACCAGCATACAGTAATCCCCCAAGACGACCAAAATCTCATGCTAATGTTAACGTATCAAATATTAAAAAAGGAGTATCTAAGTTAGATTTAGATGGTAATATGTATATACCTTTAAGTCCTACTAATGATATTGGAGCATGGTTAGGAGGATCTGAAAGAAGAAGTCAAAGTGATCGGAATACTTTTTATTCTACTATTAATCAAGAAGTAAAAATTAGAGCTAGAAATGCAGGTTTTAAATTTAAAAATATTAAATTTAATTATAGACAAGAATCCCATAAAAGAAAGTGGAAAGAACAACATAAATTTGGACCTGAGGAAAGAGGAGGAGTTTTTAAATCAGATATAGGAAGATCACTTGAATTTAATGTATCTGATATAAAAGTAAATAAGAGTGGAAGTTTAACTGCAAATATTAATGTAGGTTTTAAAAGAGGGCATGTACCAGTTGGACAGGATGGTATATTTACCCCCGATCCAATGTTTAAGAATATTCATGATCAATATAGACAAGTTGGGCTCGGTCCAGAACATGAAACTGTAGGAACAGTTGGACTTAAGTATAAATGGTAACAACTAAAAACATAGCAAAATATGCACGTAAAGCTGTATCTACAAAGCTATCTAATGCAAAAGCCAAAGCAAAAAAAGAATCAAAACGTG